CAACGCGAAAGAAACCTCGACGCCGGGACAGCGGCTCGGGTTAGGTACGCTCAAAAACAGCGACTCGCTCTCCAGGACATTTCCCCGCTACCCGACGACCTCTCGGCGTCCGACAAACGACTCCGAAAAAAACTCGACGCCTCGCTCCTGGATCACCTTTCCCATTGTTACCCGAACGCCTTTCCGATTCCGTTTTCCGACGATCACCTCCGACTGATTTCGGAAATCGAGAACACTTGCAAAGCCGGACAGCTAAAGGCGCTCGCGATGCCTCGAGGCTCGGGGAAAACCACAATCGTAACCAGGGCGGCGCTCTGGTCTCTGTTGACCGGACTCCGTCGGTTTTGTGTCGTCGTCGCGGCGACCGAGAACGCGGCGACGAGTCTCCTGGATAATATCAAAATCGAAATCGCGTCGAACCCTATCCTGGCGAAACTCTACGCTCGCGAGCTACACGCGCTGAAAAGCCTGGACGGTGAATCTCGCCGGAGCCAGGGACAACGGTTCGAGTCTAAGAAAACTAACGTCCAGTGGCTCGCCGACCGAATCTCGTTTGGTAACGTTCCCGGCGTTACGACCTCGGGCTCGGTTCTAAATTGCTGCGGGATTACCGGGAACATTCGAGGCCAACAAATCGCGACGTCCGACGGAACGATTCTCCGACCCGACCTGGTTCTAATCGACGACCCGCAAACCAGCGAGAGCGCCGCGAGCCCGAGCCAATGCAACAAACGTTACGAAATTATGCTCGGCGATATTCTCGGAATGTCCGGACCAGGTAAGACAATCTCGGCGATTTGCGCGATGACCGTCGTTTATCAAAACGACCTCGCCGACCGTCTGCTAAACCGGAAACTCTCTCCGGTTTGGCGAGGCGAAAAGTGCTCGATGGTTTACGCATGGCCGAACGAACGCGGTCGCGAGCTATGGGACGCCTATCGCGAGCATTACGAAACCGACCTCCGCGAGGGTTCCGACGGATCCGTGCCCAGGCAGTTCGTCGAGGAGAATTTCGAGGAACTACACGCGGGGAGCTCGGTCGCCTGGGAACACCGCAAAAATCCCGACGAGGTCTCGGCGTTACAACACGCCTACCATTTGCGATTCAGAGACGAGGCAGCGTTCGCGGCGGAGTATCAAAACGAACCCCTCTCCGCTCGAGCCGATTTGCCATTTAATCTAAACGTCGAGACGTTGTTACAGAAAACGAACGGCGTAAAGCGTCTCGCGGTTCCCGAATACTGCGAAAAACTTACGACGTTTATCGACGTTCAGAATAACGTTTTATTTTTTATGTCGGTTGCCTGGGAGCTCACGGGTCGAGGACACGTTATCGACTATGGAACGTTTCCGGACCAACGACGAATCTATTTTTCGAAACAGCAAATCGAGAAAACGTTACAAAAACGATTCCGGACGGACAATCTAAACGAGGCGATATACCAGGGGCTCGGCGCTCTGACGAAATTACTATTCTCGAGGAAATACAAACGGCTCGACGGCGCGGTTATGTCGATGGACCGAGTCGCGGTCGACGCGCGTTCGGGATTCCATACGCGAACCGTTCGTCGGTTTTGCCGCGAGTCGAATTACATCGGTCGGATACATCCCCAGTTCGGACAGTTCATCGGTAAAGATTCTCGCCAGTGGGCAGCCTGGCAGCATCGGAAAGGCGACCGGCTCGGTTTGCATTTTCGGCTACAGCCACCCCCAAAAAATACGCGAGGCGTTCGCGAGATTCTCGTCGATACAAATTGGTGGAAAACGACGACCGCCGAGAAACTCGAGGCGCTACCAGGCAGCGACTCGGCGATCCTGTTTTTCGAATCCCCTCCGGCTCGACACCGGATGCTCGCCGAGCACATGGTCGCCGAGACGCCGGTTCGCGAGTTTGGGAAAGCCGGAAACTCGGTCGTCGTCTGGAAACAGGATTTTAACTCGAGGGATAACGACTACTGGGATTGCCTCGTCGGGAATTGTGTTCTCGCGAGTGTCGAGGGAATAGGGTTCGAAATCGAACCGGATCCGTCGGAGGCTCGGCAGCAAAGGAAAACGAAACGTCGCAACAAACGAACGAACAGGGATTTCGTAGGGTTTTAACTATGGCAAAAAATTACATTCAAATCGACGTCGAGGCGGTCGTTTGTCCGAAATGCGGCAGCGACGAACGGACGAAATATCACAATACCGTCGAGCTCTCCGACGTCATCATTCGCGGGACGAGTTACGGAAAAATACAACTCCGGCGGACTTCCTGTAAAAAATGCGGACAACATCGGATCGAGCGATTTTTCTACGCTCCGGCAAATAACTCCGCGAGGCGGAGGACAACGAATAGAAAACCGGACGCGACCGAGCTAGAACGGTCGGAATGTATACCGCGAACGAAATCCGGCAGAAAATCGAAGCGCTCGACGCGAAAATCGAGAGCGGAGTAACGACGACCAGCGTCGACGGAACGACCGTAACGATTTCGATTGCCGAGCTACGCCAGGAGCGAGACCGTTTGGTTTCCATGAGCGACCAGTATCGAAAACGACGACCGACCTCCGCGAGTATCTACCTGGGATGAGTATTCTCGACAAACTCCTCGGACGCGGGAAAACGACGAGCCTCGGTTACGACGTTCTCGACGGACAGGGCAAGCGCAAACAGTCGCCGAGCTCGATCTATCGCGAGGACTACTACGCGAGCGGATCCAAACGCGACCGGCTACAGTCGACCGCGAGCGACCTCTCGAGGAATCTTTCGCTCGCCGGATGGATGGTCCGGAGGCATCTCGACTACGTCGCGCAATTTTCGTTCAAATCGAGAACCGGAAACAAATCGCTCGATGACCAGGTCGAGGGACTTATGCTCGAGGATTCCGCTCGGCAACGGTTCGACGTCGCGGGGAAATTCTCACGCGAGAAAATGTTTCGCCTCGCCGAAATGCGACGCGTTCTCGACGGCGATACGCTCCTGGTGAAAATGCGAGACGGTCGAATCCAGGGTATCCAGGCCGATCTCCTCCGGAATCCTCCTGGCGAGTCGTCGGACCAATGGGTTAACGGAATCCGGATCTCGGGGTTTGGTCGCGAGCTCGGGTTCGGCGTTTGGACTCGCGACGGGTTAACGGGAAAACATTTTGTCCGGAACATTCAGGCGAGAAACGGGATTCATTACGGATTTTTCGACCGTTACGCCCAGGACCAGGTACGCGGAATCTCGCCTCTCGTCTCGGCGCTGAATCCTCTCCGCGACGTTTACGAAAACGTTAATTATGCTCTACTGAAATCCAAAGTCTCGCAGCTATTCGCGCTCGCGTTTTACAGAGACAGCGAGGAGGCTCCGCTCGCAATCGACGACGTCGCCGACGGATCCGGCGAACGAGACACCGATTTCGACCATGTCGCAGCGCCGCGAGGGTTCCAGGCGTTCGTGAAATCTGATACTCGGTACGTCGATATGGAACCCGGCGAGAAAATGGAGGTTATCGAATCGAAAACCCCCTCCGGAGAGTTTCAGAATTTCACGCAATTAGTAACACAACTCGCGCTAAAAAGTCTCGACATTCCGTTTTCGTTTTACGACGAGGCGCACACAAACTTTTTTGGTTCCCGCGCGGCCTGGTTGCATTACGAGCGATCCTGTAAAGACAAACGCGACGACCAGGTCGAAATGAGGTCGAACTATACCGTTTGGAAATTAAACCAATGGGTTCTTGACGGTCGTTTGATGCTACCCGACGGGATGCAAGTCGGCGACGTTCGGTTCGACTGGATTCCTCGCGGTATGCCCTGGTGGGATCCGGCGAAAGAAATCTCGGGTTCTGTCATGGCGATTCAAAACGGACTCGACACACCGCAGAGAATTTGCCGAGCGACCGGGACCGACTATTTCGACAACATCGAGGAAATCGCCAAAGCGGCGCAGTTCGCCGAGAGTCAGGGTGTTAATCCGCTATGGCAAGCCGGGAGCTCGACGAGCGAGCCGGTTGTTCCCGATGCGACCAACGAAAACCAGGACGAGGACGACCAGTGAGTACAGTAACGCGACCAGCAAAATCCGAAAACGAAATTCGACCCGAGTCGACTCGGTTCGCCAGGGCGGACGTCGACCAGGAGGCCGAGCCTAAAATCGACCGCGAGGGCGGACGATACGACGCCGGGATTGTTCGCGACGTCGCGGTTATCACTCGCGGCGAGGCTCTCGGTCATGGGGTCTGGATTGATTCGACGATGCTCGACCAGGTCGCCGAGCTCGGCAACGAACAGGAAAACGGAATCAAGGCTCGTTTCACTCATCCTGGCATGAGCTCCGACGGACTCGGGAAAATGCTCGGTCGCGTTCAGGATTTCCGAATCGACGGCGACCAAGTTCTCGGCGATCTCCATTTCTCGGAGAGCTCACACAAAACGCCGGACGGCGATCTCGCCGAGTACGTCATGCTCTTGACGGAGGAGGACGCGAGCGCGGCGGGTCTCTCGATTGTGTTCGAGCAGGATTTCGACGCGACGGAAATGTTCACCGATTACAACTCCGATGAGGACGGCGTTTTCACCTCGCCGGACGATTTGAACGTCGACGGTTTGCCTCATGCTCGGGTTTTGAAACTACGCGCCGCCGACGTCGTCGACGAACCAGCGGCGAACCCGACCGGAATGTTTTATCGCCAGGATTTACCGGCGGAGGCTTTCGCGTTTCTCGATTACGCGAGCGGCATTTCCGACGACAAGCCAAACGTTCTGCTCGGTATCGAACCGGGTCGAGCTCGCGAGTTTTTCCAGCGGTGGAAAACCGAGAATGACGTTTCAATTTCCCCAAACGATTCCCAGGAGTCGCCAACTATGAACGACGATAACGAAAACCAGGCTCGCGAAAACGAGCCGACCGAATCCTCTCGCGAGAGTATCCTCGCCGAGCTCTCGCGATTTTCCGAGGCGTTCGGAAATGTGAACGGCGTCGAATGGTTTAACCAGGGACTCACGTTCGCCGAGTCTCTCGAAAAACACTGTATCGAGCTCGGAAAAGAGATCGACGACCGCGACGCAAGAATCGCCGAGCTCGAGGGCAAACTCGACTCTCTCTCTCTCGGCGAATCGGATCCGGTCGACGTTCCGACCGAGGACGAAAGCAAAAAAACAAAATTCGAAAGTCTGTTTTCGATTCGCGGCGACGCCTCGAAAAACTGATTCCGACCAAACCAACAAACAAACAACTCCCCGAAAACCTAAAGGTTCGAACCAATGGCACACGATCCCGCCCCTCTCTCCGAGCTCCTGAAAATCAACGATCAGAACGTCGCGGACATTGACGGAATTTCTGATTTGTTGCAGGACGCGCCTCTCCTGCAAACTCTCGCCTCCGAGAGCGCGAGCAACGGAACGCAGCACAAATACCTCAAAGAAACCAGCGCTCCGGTCGTCGGTTTTCGTTCAATCAACGACGGACGAGATCACGGGCATTCGAACGATACGAAAGTCTCGATCGACCTCGCTCTCCTGGATTGTTCTTTCCATGTCGATTCCGCGTTCGCGGACGAGTATCGGTACGGAAAAGAGGCTTGGATTGCCAGGGAAAGCCAGCGAGCCTTGCAAGCTGGATTTTTCAAGGCCGAGGAGCAGTTGATTTATGGAACCGGCGGCGCGAGTTCCGACGGGTTTACCGGTCTCGCCGATGCCTCGACGATTGACGCGCTCGCCGACGGAATGGTCGTCGACGGAGGCGGCGCGACCGCTCTCTCGAGCGTTTACCTGATTCGGAGCGTCGACGCCTTGACCGACGTTACACTCATTACTGGCAACGACGGGAACATTTCCGTCGGCGCGAGTTATGAGCAGATGATGGCCGGAAGTTCAACCGGAATGTTCAACGCCTACGTTACTCCGGTTCAGGCATACCTCGGACTGCAAATCGGCTCGATTTACTCAATCGGACGAATCGCAAACCTCGACGCCAGCGCTAACGGATTGACCGACGACAAAATCTCCGAGGCTCTTTCCAATTTTCCAGCGTCTCGACCCGCGACACATCTCGTTATGAATCGTCGCAGTTTGCAGCAACTCCAAGCGAGCCGAACCGCGACGAACCCGACCGGCGCTCCGGCTCCGTTCCCGCAAAGCGCGTTCGGCGTCGACATTGTCGTTACCGACGCAATCGTGAACACCGAAACCGCGCTTACATAGGTTCCGGACATGGGAATGTTTGTCGACGGACTGAAAGCGCACAATCTCCGGTTGATGGATTCAGCCGGAGTCGAGGTCGTTTTCGTCCGAGGTAACATTCGCGTAACGCTCACGGCGACGATAGGTTCGACCGACTGGCAGGAACAGGCAAGCGGCGACGTTTACCAGTCTCTAAAGTCGGTCGATTTTATCGTTAATCCGACGGAACTAAAGATTGGAGGAAACCTCGCCGAGCCGAGCAGAGGCGACGCTATCGAATACCAGGGAGAAATGTATTATCTCGTTCCAACGAATAACGGCGCTTTTTGGTCGTGGTCGGACGGGTTCCGAACGTTTTACAGAATCCACACAAGCAAGGGTTAACCATTGTCCAGGGCGAGCGATTTACGCGATGCGGTCGCGGCGCTGATTTCGACCGAGGTTCCGAGCGTTACGGTCGAAACGACGGTCGTTCCGAACTACGGAATCGACGACCTGGACTCGACGGTTATCTCGGTTCGCGTGGAATCTCGAGCGATCTCGGTCGAAATGGGACCAGCGGAACGGACGGTCGACATAGGCGTCGCAATCATGGCGAAAGCGCCACAGGCGAGCGGGTTTCCCCTGGACGCGAAAAACGACTACAGAGCGAAAGAGATCGAGGTAAACGACGAGCTCGACGGAATCGTCGAGACGGTTCTCGGAATCTGGACACCTCCGACGACAATCGCCGAGACCGAGGTCGCAGGGCATCGGTTCACAAACATAAGCCAGGAAACCGCTCTCGAGGTGGCGAGCTACTTCGAAAACGGAATCTGGTTTTCACAACTCACAATCACATTTTTTGACTATTGCGACGAGGTCTAACCAATGGCAACCGATTTAACTCGCGGAGCGTATTCCGGCAAAGAAACGCACCTTTACTATAACTCCGCGACCCATGCCTCGCCGACATGGGTCGAGATTCCTCGAGCGAGGAATATCTCCGTAAACGACGGACCAGCGCTCGCCGACGTCGAGTTCCACGGTTCGCCCAACACCTCCCAGATTCCCGGTTACAAAGCGTTTAACGGTTCGCTCGAGTACGTTCGCAGTCGCGCGGCCGATACCGTTTATGACGCACTAAAAACGGCGAGCGAGGACGGAGATATTATCGAGCTCATGCACCTGAACGCCCCTTACGAAATCGGAGGGGTTACGAATCCCGACGCGAAAGGCTGGACGGCGCCCTGCATTTTCGGGCAATTCGCCGAGACCGCGAACGGTGGCGATCCCGTCGTCGCCTCGGTTCCGTTCAGCCTGGCGGACGCCTATGACGCGAGCGGAAACCAAATCGCCCGCGAACCATATCCGGCGTCACCGTAGCCTGGTCGAATGGAATTTTTCCGAGCGTTTCCCTACGCTCTCAGGATTCCAACATCTAACCAGGAGCGCGAAACATGCCGCAAACGTTCACGGATAACCAGGGGAACGAATGGACTCTCGAGTTAACGCTCGGGAGAGCTCGGGCGATCCGAGGGAAATTGAATCTCGACCTATTCAACGAAACGGACTGGCAAACGTTAATGTCGAGCCTCCTCGACCGTTTGACCTACGTTTTCTATATGGTCGCAGACCAGGCGTCCGAGCGAGGGGTTTCGATTGACGATTTCGACCGCGCGTTAATCGGATCCGGTATTCCCGACAACGCGAGCGACGCGTTCCTCGACGAGCTCATTTTTTTTTACAAGGAGCTAGGACAAACGAAACTCGCGAAAGTATCGAAAGCGTTTCGCGACGGGACAGCGCAGGAGAGGACGAAATTCGAGGAGGTAGATTTCGACAAACTACTCGCGCAAGTGCTCAATGGGTAGCAGTTTTCGCGGCGGCGTCGACCGTCGGCCTGGACTGGCGAGATCTCACGCTCTCCGAGCTCGAGGAGGTTTGCCGAATCCGCCGAGTCGAATTGTGGGACCATACAACGCACATCTCGGCGCACATTATGTCCTGTTTTACGAAACGACCGGTCTCGCCTGGCGAGCTCAACCCGTACAGAAAAACAAAACTGAAACTCGACGATCCCGAGGCGGAATACAGGAGGCTAGTCGGTGAGAATCGTAGCGAAAAAAGTTTCTCAAATTAAATGGGATCTCAAAAAGATTGAGCGAGCGAACCGACGAGCGGCGAACCGAGGCGTCCGGCAATCGCTCGGACTGATCCGACTCCGAGCGAGACAAAACGAAATCCGGAAAGCATACGGAAAGAAACGCGGCGGACCAGGTAAAACGTCGCGACCAGGCGAGCGACCGTTCGCGCATTCTCCCGAGGGACTCCGAACGATTGCCTACGAATACAACTACCAGGAACAGAGCGGCATCGTCGGACCTGTGATTCGACGAGGGAGCGGGGTCGGAGTGAAAAACGCCGTAACAGCGCCGAACGCTCTCGAGTACGGTTCGAGAATGACAATGCGACAAAGTCTCGCGAGGCAGCGGAACGGTTCCGAAAGATGGGTTCGAGTTACGCGAAAAAACATCGGAAAGGCTCGAAAACGAAAAACCAGGTCGCGAACGATTACCGTTCAAAAACGTCCGTTTATGGTTCCAGCAATGGAGCACCTCGCCGACGCGGGAAAAATTGCCGCAGCATTTAAGGGAACGTGGAACTAATGCCAGGAAAAGGAACCGAGGCGGGAAAAGCCTACGTTACGCTCGGACTAAACGCCGAGTCGCTCGAGAAGGGTTTGAAATCCGCAGGCGACAAAGTCGGCGCGATGGGAAAACGAGTCGCGGTCGCAGGAGCGGCGGTCGCAGGAGCGGGCGCGGCGGTTCTCACGCCTCTCCTGGCGGCGACCTCGAGTTTCGCGAAAATGGGCGACGACCTCGACAAAATGTCGGCTCGAACCGGCGTCGGAGTTACCGCGTTATCGGAGCTCGCGTTCGCAGCGGAACAGAGCGGCGCGTCGGTCGAGACAGTCGAAAAGGCATTTAAGGGAATGTCGACCGCTCTTTACGACGCCGGGAAAGGTTCGACGATGCCTCTCGACGCCCTGGCCGACCTCGGTTTAACGCTCGAGGATCTCGAGGGAATGTCTCCCGAGGAGCAGTTTATGAAACTCAGCGCAGCGCTCGCAGGCGTCGAGGATATGTCGAAACGCGGCGCATTGGCTCAAAAACTGTTCGGTCGAGCCGGTCGCGAAATGTTGCCGATGCTCGCGAACGGCACGCAAGGAATCAACGATTTGAGACAGGAGGCGAGAGACCTCGGTCGGAGCATGAGCGGCGAGGACGCGGCGGCGGCGGCGGAATATACGGACGCAATGAACCGAGTCTCATCGGTTTGGAAAGGATTAAAACAGCAAGTCGGCGCGGCGCTCGCTCCGGCTCTCGCGGAGGTCGCGACGAATTTTGCCGAGATTGCGGTTAACGTCGTCGAGTTCGTTCGAAAGAATCGAGGAATCGTCGTCGGAGTCGCGGCGGCAGCGGCGGCAGTCGTCGGCCTGGGAACGGCGATTTCGGTTCTCGGTGTTGCTATTATCGGAATCGGAATGGCGATAACCGCTCTCGGGACCATCGTCGGCGTCGTTTTATCTCCGGCGGGTTTACTGATCGGCGGCATGGCGGCGGCGGCGGTCGCGGCCGCGCTCCATTTCGGAGCGATCAAAAAAGCGACGAAATGGCTCGGAAAGGCGTTCGAGACTGTTTCGAAAGTATTTTCCGACAATTTCGGAACGATTCTCGACGAACTAAAAGCCGGGAACATTGAAAACGCTATGTCGATAGCATCGGAGGCGGTCGAGTTAATTTGGCTCGACCTCGGCGAGGGGATGCTCGACTGGTGGGACGAGGTCGTTTCCGGTCTCGCGAGTCGGATTAAAGATTTTGTCACCGGAGCGAAAGAGGCGTTCGCGTTCCTCGGTACTCTGATGGAAAAATTTGACCAGGTTTACGGTTCGATTTACAACAAAATCTACGAGAGCGTCGTTACCGGCATCACCGAAATGGGAGGGGTTCGGACTATCGGAGAATACACCGTCGACGCCTATTCACAGGATCCGATTTTGAACATGGACCCGGAGGGGATGCTCGACGGTTTTATAACGACGCCGGAGGAACGCGAGGCTCAACGCCAGGATCGGGAACGACGTCGCAGAGAGCTCCGGGAACGCAGCGAAAGGCGAGCGAGAGAACACAGGGAACGACAGGAGAGACTAGAGAGAGAGAGGAAAAACAACGAGATCCCGTTTGACGATAGCGAATCATATCTCGACGAAACTCCGAAAGTTGCAGACACCGGACAACGCTCGTCGCGAGGTACATTCTCGGCGTTCGCGGCTCGAGCTCTCGGCGCGGGAACGTACCAGGAAAAAATGCTCAAAGCAAACAAAGACACCGCAAAGAACACCGAAATAATCGCCAGGAATACCGCGATACCGAATCCGGCAGTTTTCAACGCATAGGGTTAAAAAAATGGCTGACATTATCGTCGATCCGACGACCGGGATTTCCATTCGCGAGCTCTCCGGTCGCGACGGTTCCGACTCCGCCGACAATAACACCGGAAACCGGCGCTGGCTTGTTCGCGGGAGTACCGATCCGATCGTATGCAGAACGATTCTCGTAGCATACGCCGGAAATATCAGTCTCTACACTTACGACTCTCTCGGCCTGAAATCGCTCTCCTGGAATCTATACTCCGAGGGAGGTCCGGACGCCTGGGAGTTTTCCGCGAATTACGACTACACTCCCGAACCTGGCGAGTTCACGATTTCGATAGATACGACCGGCGCGACTGTAAACACGCAACTCGCCTACGCTCAAACCGCGTTCGCGGCGACAAACGAGACAGCGGTCGACTACGGCGATTCGATAAACGTCGACGCGCAGGGAAACCCCCAAGGCGTCGACAAAATCATCCCGAGTTTGAAACTAAACGTCCGAGCGAAAATTCGAGAATCGAATATCACCTCGGCGCTCGCCTACGCGAAAGTTATCGCGAACAATACCGGAAAGGTAAACGACGCAACGTTTCTCACGTTCGACCGAGGCGAGCTACTGTTCCTGGGAGCGACCGGGGACATTATCACGAACAGCGACCCGGTTTTGAATTTTTCGTTCGAGGCGTCGCCGAACATTACCGGCGAGACAATCGGAACCGTCCAAAACATAAACAAACTTGGATGGGAATATATCTGGTTCGATTTCAAGCAAAAACAGGACACCGCGACGAGCCTAAAAACGACCGTCGCTCGAGCGGCATACGTCGCGCAGGTTTACGATTTCGCGGATTTCGGCGACCTATTCATCGGAGTGTAACCAGTGGGAACGTCGGGAACGAACGATAATCTAAAGGTAACGGAGGGCGATTCGCTCTCGGCGAAACGATGGAATCGCGTTATCGACCGGCTACCCGAGAACCAGTCGGGAACGGGAACGAGCGTCGGGACACTACGCCAAGCGGTCGTTTTCGGGCAGGCGATTAACGACGTCGAGCTCGGAGAGGTGCGCGGTCTCGGCGATTTCTACGGCGACCCGAACGCGCCTTTCGACATTGGCGACGGCGATATTGTCGACCTGGCGTTACCGGTTTTCCCGTCGACCTGTCACATGCTCCTGGTTCCTCGTCAACCAATCAAGGCGAGCGAGCTCGGCCCATGCGTTTACGATGGCGGCGTTCTCGTTCGGTTTCGCGAGGAGACAACTCAGCCCCTCGGAAACTACTGTTTCCCGGATCCGGTCGACCCGACCTACATGAAACGCTCGACGAGCGGTTACAAAATCTCGACGGTCGTCTCGACGGAATACTCGGTCGCGAGTATGGGAGACGTTCAGCAGGTCTGGAAATTCGAGCTCCTGGACAACTACACCGGAGGCGCGACGGCGTTTTGTAAATTGCTGACGCTCCGAGACGAGGAGTTCGCGTCATCGGTCGAGGTTCATTTCCTGAATTGCGGAACCCTCGCGGCGGGAACAATAGGGTATTGCGTTTTCGCCGACGGGGAATTTCATACGATAGAAATTTGCCAGGGAGGAGGCAGCGGCTCGGTCGAAACTCCGAGGATCCGTTTTCGGTTGCAAACCGGGTTTGCGGATACCGGCGAGGCGACGGCGGTCGTTTTGAACACCTACGGAACGACGACCGTTTCTCCTGGCGACGTCGTCACGGTTTGCGATACGCAAAAACAGTTTGCTCACGCGATAGGCTCGACCGACGTCTCGATTCCTCAGTCGACCGTTTTTCCATGCGGCGGATCTCTCGGTTTCGCGGTCGAGACGGAGCGAGTTATCGGAGCCTGTACCGTCGAGGGAACCTGTACCGACAATGTCTCGGCGGCGTCATGCGCGGCAGCGAGCGGAACGTTCGAGGAGTACAAAACGTGCGCAGGCGGCGACATTACTCCGGTAAAGCGCTGGGAGGTCGAACAGTGCTCGCAAACCGTTAACCGGATGCTCGTCTCGGTTTATCGGAACAGCGGAACACACTCGCAGCCGACCGGCGAGGACAACGAGCCGGAGGTAACTCTCTATTTTCAGGACGCCGAGAGCGTTTTGTCGCGTTATCCCAATGTCGACTACGACGTCGGGATCGAGGTAAACACCGACCCGGCAGTTCCCTACGCCTACAAAATCAAAGCCTACAACGACGGACGTTTTTCGGCGATTCAAGGGAGCCTAGTAACGATTCAGGCAGTGCCGAGACGACAACGACTCGAGGACGGTTGCAACGATTCGACACCATACGCGGCGCAAAATTACGAAACGACTCGCTGGCAAATCGAGGAGGTTCATTCGCCCCTCGCGAGGTGGATCCGCTGCGAATGGCAAGGGTCTAACGCATGGTTTCACGACGCCGGGTTTTATAAAGAGGGCGAGGATCCTCTCCTATATTTCGACGACTCGCTAAATAAT